ATGTATTGACCTCAAGTGGACGACCCAGATAAGTCTCCAACTCGGATTGCAAGCCTGCCAAAATCACATCAGCCGAGTCCTCCTGCAAAGGAGTCAAGGTGATGTCCATGTATTTGACGATGTCGCCTTTGGTTACTAATGCCATGCGTTTTTACCGCCCTTACAGGCGAGTCACTACGGCCGGTTTGCCCGGGTTCGGCCAGTTCGCCTGTTCTGCCAAACCTGACGCGTGATATCTCTCACGCTCTCAGTTCTGCGTCCCGAAGTCCGCCGCCTGAGGGCAGCGCTTGCGATGCGACGAGCCTTGCCTGACCGCAGTTTAAACCTGTTGGCCCAACTGACCTGGATCCAATAACTCTGCAACGGCATGAGCAAAGACATCAGCCTGAAACCAAAGAATATGCCGGACTTCATAAAGACTCCTACAGGATTCGAATCTAAGTAAGAGTCTACCATTCACTACCTGTCGGGATTGGGTGGCTTCTCTATGACGACCTTACGACGAATCGCCAGATCACTGTCAGTTGTCCCCGGCGGAGCCTCTACCGGAACCCACGCTCGAGAGTACCTATGGTTCGCAACCTTCCGGTGCTTGATGATCGAACCATCCAACATCAATTCGAGTTCGTCGAATTTCATACTGAACAAATCGTTGTATTCAGCGTCGGTCATACGCATGACACGTTTGAGTGTCTTGACCAACTTGGACAACTTGTGGGCAACCATCGCTCCACGTCCTCGGTTAATTTGAATGTGCAGGATCATCGCTTCCGCGTTGTCGCAGTCGATCCACGTCACCGGAACCTTTCCCTCGCACGCTTCATTGAGGGCAGCGTTGCCCAGCACGAGGCGCAGGCGCTGTCCGCCGTCGATGACGTTGGCTCCCTCCCGCTGCACCACCAGTGGCGCAAGAATTCCGTGTTCGGCAATGGACCGCGCCAAGACCAGCAGGTCGGGCCTCAGAATGTAGGTGGCACCCCAGTCGGGAATGTTGAGGGATTCACCCTCGACCGATTCAATCTCCATCTGTCATCTCCTTCATTCGGAGCGTGTGCGCTCGCGTCTTCGGCCCGACTGGCGTTACTGACCTGGCGCTGCCGATTTCCTTCAGCAGCAAGTGACGCAACAGATTTTCGAATGGATACGAGTATGGATCACGAGCATGCTTGCGACGAAACTCTGCAGTCAGCGCCTTAGCCCGCTCGGTGTTGCCGGGTCCGATCATGTAAGTATCGATGAACTCAGAAACACCATCCCAGCCACCCTCCGAATAGATGGCTATGAACTTGTCAACGTCGACATCTTTCCACCACCGCCGCTGAGCGTCTATCTGTGGAAAACACTCGCAAAGACGATCAAAGAACTCTGGCTCCGTTGCTACCAAATCGCCAATCCGTCGAACAGCGACTGCGTGTAGTGGAACTCCGACCCTCGTATTGGAGCCAGTCACCACCGCCCGGTCGTAGTACTCGCAGTAGGGTGCGTTGTGTTCTTCTGAAATAAACCTGAAAACATCGTCGACATTCCAGTCGTAGATGATTTTGGCCAACTTGAGGGGAACTCTCTTGCTCAACTTGTAGGGGTTATTGATGTAATTCTCGTTCAACTTCTGGACAACCGACCTGTAGCGGATCATGGACTCAGAAGCCCTGACTCCAGTAATGAATGCAACCTGACCGACCTTGCCCTGCATCGTGTATTCGTCCATAGATTTGGTTAAGGGTTCGGAGTGATTCAACCCGAAATGAAATGCGGTGATGGCCCAGTCGGGTATGGGGCGTACAAGTTTTCCTTCTTTTGCTCGTTCCTCGTCCCAAAGGATCAAAGACTGCCGTCTGCCCAGCACCCATATCTCCGCGCCAACAGGCAGGCAGTACCACTCCATGTCCACCCAATCGAATTGGCGAACCATGTTGACATATTCCTCGACGAGTGGGCTGACCATCTCCTCGTCACGAAAAATGACTTTTACCGGACCCAGACCACGTTCCTCGTGGATTTCCTTGGCTAGATATAAGGCCGCCGTGCTGTCTTTACCACCGGAGAACTGAACACAAACGGTGTCAAACGTGTCGTAAACGTGCCGGATTCTTTGTCGGGCCGCCTCGACACACGAGATGTCGAGAAACATTCTCTGGCGACTCACAGTTCGGAATGGGAATCAATAAACGAAAGAATCTTTTGTCCTGTGGTGGCTCCGTCATAACCTGGATTGTTTCGGAGCCATCGAATAAAGTCATACCATCGCTTTTGCTGGTCGGGATCATCAAAGACGATCGTGTATTGGACTACAGCGCGAGGGGCGGCGCCCGGAACCAGTACCGCGCTTCCCTGGACCGCCACATCGGCATGGTCTACTGAATCGTCAGCAACGATATGTCGTTCTCCGTCCTCGCCCTCCTGAACCATTCCCGCCAACATCTCGGCTGCAGCCCCAACCACTTCCGTGAGCATTGGGGTGATGAAACCGACCTCGTCACCACTGCCGGACTTGGCCTTCTTGGCTTGCTCCTCATAGTAAGCGATCTCGAAATCGTCCCAGTTGAGGCTCTCCATCAAATCGTTGTACTCATCAACGATGTGAATAATCATCTCGGACGCCTGAACCGGATCCGTATATCCCAATTCCATCGTCCGGTTGTCTGCGAGGGCAAACGCAACCGCCCGCTTGTCGTCTGCATCGATCGGCACAGCAGCGATGTGCGTCCATCCGAGACGCTTAACTGCCTCAACCTGGTGGTTGCCGGCAACGACGGTTGACGTGCCGTCGTCATTCGGTCTCACCACAATCGGTTTAACTTGACCAAACTCCTCGTAAGAGGCCATGATCGCTGGGACGTTGCCAATTCGTGGGTTGTATTCCAGCGGAGCGAGAGAATCCAGAGGAACCAGCAGGCCGTTCAACGCTTTGCTCACGTTGTGTTCCATCATGGACCTACTTGATATCTGACGTTTGCGTTGAGCGTCCGCATGGCGTCAATCGATGTCCGCAGGGAGAGCAACTTCTCCCGTTTCGCTTTTAGTAGGGCTTCCGATATTTTGTACTCAAACTGTTCGTCAGCCATCTTGTAGTCAGCCCACGACTCCCGTTCCTTGATTGACCCCTTGGCGGATAGGTACTCCTTGGCCCAACTGGCCTTGTACCTCGCTTCTTTCTTGGCGGCGTCCTCCGCCAATTGCTCGAAGGCTTCGGTCTCGCTCTCCAACGATTCGATTAGACGCATTAGTTCATGCTCAATGTCGACCTGACTAATTGGTCGTGATCGGTCCACTGTTCCCTACTCCCGCCATCATCAGCAATGGCTCCCAATCGATATTGTCAAGAGCCTTGAGGTTCTCGGCGGGCCATTTGTATTGGCTCTCACCGAGTCGTTGGAGGCCCATTTCACGAAGCACCCAAGCATCAATACGATCCTCGACGCCCTTGCCCGACCAGGATCTCTTAGTCCTGAACGACACCGCTGAAATTACCTCAGCCTTGCCGGCGTTCCCACGGCCAGTAGCAAACTTGGCCCGTGAAGTGGGAGGCACGATCACAAAAGGAATCCATGCTTCGTCAAACGCCACCTTCAGCACCCCACCGAGTTCCCCAAGGGCATGCGCTCGGGTGCGCGAACCATAAGAATAACCCTCCATAATCACACACTTGATACTTTCTTCTAAACATATCCTCAAGACATAATTACGAATGTTTGCTAATCGTTCCGTTTCTTCAGCACACGGGTGGTATGCGATACAGGAATCATCTCCAGTGCATATTCCCGTTGAAGTGAGGGAAGGGTCAAGACCGAGAACGTTCATTTCATCCAACTTTTTTTAGCGAGACCCAGGTCAACCGCGAGTTGTGGTTCTTGACCAATCCGGTCATGGCACGGGCGACAAACCGCCATGCAGTTGCTCTCATCCGTAATAGATCCACCCTGAGAGCGACGCTTCAACTCGTGGATGTCAACACTCCCGTTTCTGACGTAGGACTTTTTGCCATCGTGCAATGCCCATACCGGGCAGGCTTCGCAATAGGGGCGTTCTTCCAGCATTCGCTTAACCAGTTTGCGACGCTCGACATATTCGCGCTGCTTTTTTTTACTACGACTACGCACGCTTGGAGCCTACTCCCATCAAAGGGACAGCGGATCTACCTTGTCAAAGTCCCAACAGTTGTCCAGAGTCGCCCAAAGGGCTCGATCGATCGCGGTGTCTTCCAAGTCGTAATCATTGAGCATGTTCCGATGCGTGATAATTGCCCGACGATAGAAGTCAACCGTTTCCCACGGATTCTCGGAGATGGGCTTACCCGTTTTGATCATGCTTTCCACTTGGCTCAGGCGACGTTCGACATGCAGCCGGAACCGTTCAACTTTGGTTTTACGCATGTCGTAGGCCCGTGCGGCCTCGTCCGCCAAACGCTTGCCGGGCCGCCCCATACCCCCATACCTGACCGCATCGGCCTGAGCATCTATTTCGATATTCTCAATTTGATCTTCGAGATTGTCCAGAAGGCACAAAATTCCCCTTTTCCAGCGATCCCAATTCTCTTCGAGCAGTAACTCTTTTCTTTGCTGTGCAGTAACGCGATTCTTTACATCGTCCGCGACTAGCCGGGCAAAAAATTCGTCAGGCATCGTACTCATTTTCACTCCGGTCAGTTGGTCCATAGTGGACAGATTCCTTTGTAACTACACCAGCCACACAAAACAGACTTCTGTGCAGGGAAGTCTCCTGTGGCACATGCCTTATCTACATCGTCTTTAACATCTCGTACATACTTATTTATATCAATAATGTCTTCTTCACCAAAGGGAACTTCGAACTTAACCCCATCCTTGAGGTAGAGCAGTTCCAAACTGGAGGTCTGTCCGATACCCAGGGCATTGACCAACGTTCCATAAATGCGCAGTTGCCGAAATCGCTCATCGACGTATTCTGCTCGCGGAACCTTGCCGGTCTTATAGTCGGAAATGACAACTCCACCATCTTCGTCCATAGTGAAGCGATCAATAAATCCCTTAAGGTTCACTCCGGACACTTCCCCGTTGAGTTCGTATTCCAAACCGTCGGGTTCCACTTCTTCTGGGTTCTCGATTTTCCACAGGTTCTCAATACACCACCAGGCCTTCCAGCGGAACATCCGATATTCCTCTGCGTCCGGAACAAGGGGTTTGACCCTTCGTTCCCAATTGCCCCCGTCCCATACCTCCCGAGCCAAAGACTGGGCGCGGTCCTGAGTGCGGTCTTCGGGGGCGTAGCCGTAAAGACCCTCCAACACGTCATGGACAAAGTTCCCCATCAACGCCTCCTTGCCGGAGGGGTCGGGGATCTTGTCAATCTTGTTGTACTTGAACTTGAGGGGGCACTGGCGGAAAGTTCCCATCGACGAAGGCGACAGGTGTGGGGGCGCTACGGCCGTCATACCAAATACCCATGAGTCAAACTGAAACCGACAGGTCCCGGTGCGGCGGGCACGCCCAGAGTCAAGCCGGGACACTCATTTACGTCGATTGGTTCGATGGTCTCAACTACCCTAAACATCTCGGCTCCATCGATCAGGGCTTGAAGGTCCGCTTTGGAGTCAAGCATTCCGGGGGTGATCTTGTCACCGTCGGTTGGCAACGCTCCAGACTTGGAGATGTTTTCCATGGCGACCTGCGTCTCCCGCTCTTTGGCGTAATTACTGACCCCAACTCCACGAACGGTGGCATCACAGATGGCGGGCCGTAGATCAATCGTTAAGATCCCATCCTCCAAACTGGCCTCGGCATCGCCGATTATGGCGAAGTCTTGAAAATCAAGTTCGGCCTGCTTGATGAACGCAACACGTTCAGCCCCCGCAACCGGAGGCATGTTGCGGTTGCGTACTGCTTTGGCTCGTTCTTGAAACCGCTGGATCATTTCTTCCGTATCTAAAGTATCCATAGTTATTCACCTTTATTTTGACTTGGACTTTTTCTTTTTCTTCCTCAACCGCTCAGCCTCCTCTTCCCTGTGACGGAGTAGCGCCTCGCGAGTGAACGTGTCCTGGTGGTTTTGCAGAATGGTGCTCATTTGACGCGGTCTGCTTTCGAGTCGATGGCGGTGCCGCAGACATTACAGGACGCGTCGTACCGTTCCGCGGATCCACCGTCCATGTAGTGACGAACGCACGACGGGCATTGGTACAGGGAGTTCTTTGGCCACTTCACGGCCGGCTCACCCACTTGCGGCTTCAGCACCAAAGGAGATCGCGACACACTGTTGAACCAGGGCCGTCAGGTCTTCGACGTTGCCCATGGCGTCGGGCTTCGGCTTGGGCCGCTCTCCTGCGTACTCCTTCCAGAACACGGCCACCTCTTCCTTCTGAGCCTTGTCAAACTTCTCGATCAGGCTGGTGAAGTTCTCATACAACTGCTGCACTTCCGGATCCTCGGAAGCGTGAGCCTCGTGGGCGAGGGCTTCCTCGGAACGGTAGAGATACAAACCCACCCCGATCATGGAGGCAGCCTTCTTTAAGGCATCGGAAACCGCAATTTTGTGATCGTTACCCAAATCGAGCAAGCCCCCGTCCCTCTTCGTCTTAACCTCCGCACCGCCGTATGCGTCCCTTTGAAGCGGCTTGTCCATGTACACCGACAGCCGAACATGGGCGATGATGTTGTCGCCCCCTTCGAGGCTGCGCTCGCAGGAGATGACCTCGAAGGTCCAATTCTCAACTCCAAGAACGTCATTGAGACGTGCAATGACCTCATTGACCGAAACAAACTTGAAAGCCACCCCTCCTTTATTCAGGGTGCCTTCCAGTTCTGCGGGAAACGGTGCGGATAGTTGCTTTAGTAGATCCTTGCTCATTTAGCGTCGCCTCTTCTCACGATTATGCTTATCTTGCTTTCGGACCCTGCACAATAGTTGTCCGGGTTCAATCCGATCTTGTTTAGTTCCCCCACCCGCCAATAGGACGGTTGGACATAGTCCAAGATTCTCAACGCCATCTCTGCGGGAGTCATAACGACTTCACCCGTATCCATGTCGACGGACGATTGTTCGATGCGGTCGATTACGTCTCGAGCGAGATCCTTGTGCCGCCATCCCGAACGACTGGAGGACATCTTGCGTTCGATCGTGGCCATATCTCGCAGGCTTAAAATCTGGTTGCCGTCCATTTGGCTGCCGAGCCAAGTGGATAAACCATTGTAGAGAAAACCCATGTCCTGTTTAGCCAAGTTCAGTTCGAGCAGCAGTTCGGCTGACTCTTCGACCGAATGGTCGTCTTTCGTATACTCAGCCAACTTGGTTTCGAGGGCGGCGATTTCTATCCGCAGCGCCCGGACATCTTCGGAAGTCATCTGGCTTTGTTGCACTTAAGCCAGAATAGCCGCCCGTTTACGCTGAGGCAAGCCTAATCCTGTCAAGAACGAGAAGGCTCCCGTAGCAGAGTCAACTTGGTCATCATGGGGGGCGGCTTCGGGGAAGGCCGAGAATTCGTCGAGCCAGTCGGTCAACCATGCCCCCCTCACGACCCGCACGTTGCCATTGGCGATGGCTGCCGCAAACGGACGCGCACGGGTCACCTTGTCGCCGGTCGACCGGATGCCCATGATGTCAAACCCCGGCACAACAAATCTGGCGTACTGATTAATGAGCGCTTTCCCCGCCGACCCTGGCTCTTGCTCCATTCGGATAGGAACGGCAACCCCATCCTCGTATGCCGTCTGGGCGATGAACTGCTCCACCTTCTCCCCCCGGGCGCGGATCTTCTTCACGTCGAGGACGTAAGAAATGCCGTTGTCGAAAAGCATCAGGGTCCCCGCCGTCCAGTCGGGGTCCGGATAGGCGGGGGATGGCTCCGATGCGGCAAGGTCCCAGAATCGAACTGCTTTCGCTTTGGGGGTTAGTGTCGGCAGTTCGTCATTCTCCAAGAGGACAACAGACTCTCTGTCGAACATGGTTCCCAGGGTGGTTGACCACCAGTCGCCCTCTTCAAGACGCTTACGTTCCACTGGGTCCAATGCTTGAAGGGATTGCCGATAGGACTCGGCATCGATGCCCGGGTTGTCGGTAAGCAACGACGGAACAAAAATTCGGCCGGTCGATTCGGCCTCCACAATGAAACGTTGTCTGACCCAATTGGGCGCGGGGTTGGAGGCACACCGCATTCTCAGGGGGACCTGAGACACGGGACCCGTTGCGGGTCGCCGCAATCTGGAGAAGAGGTAGCGATAATCATGCTCCCTGATCTCGGTGACCTCGTCCATTCCAATGAACTGGAATTCTGCACCCTTGTAGCGCAGATAGTCCTGGCTGTTGTTGAGGTACCCAAATGAGATTCGTGCTCCTGATGGAAACGTGGCAACGTATAGGGAGCCATTCCAAGACACCTCGTCCGCATTGGCAATCCATGTCGTAAAACGGTCCATGATGGCACCGGGCAGGGCAAGGTCGGCGTAAGTACGACGGAAGATGATGGCGGAATAGTTCGGCACGTCCACATACTGCAATGCGGCCATCAGGAGGGCCGAAGATTTACCCCCACCAGCCGCACCGCCAAACAGCCCTTCCTGGGCATAGGTGCGCAGAAAAACCTTCTGCGTTAGCGAAGGTGTTTCCGGGCAGTACGGAGACTCCTTCGGCTGTAAGAATTTTAAGATGCTTTCCCAATCGGCCACAAGCGTAACTCCCGTCTTCTTACATTCTAGAGCAGGCCGGTGAGTGCGATAGGGTAACGCACATGTCATTCTGGAATTGGTTGCGGACCCTGTTTATTCGGGCGAATGCGGCAAATGCTCTGATGGTATCCTTTATTATATTCACAAGCATCGGTGCGTGGATGATTCGACCCTCGTGGGGGTTCATAGTCGCTGGCGCAACATGTGGGATCCTCGGTTTTCTATTAGGTCTTGAGTAAATATGGCTTGGAACTCTCCAGAAACAAAATCCCACCAGATGGCAGTGGGTAGGGCTATCGTTGGACCGGGCGCACCAGTAGCCCAGAACATCAGCCTCGCCGGTCAGCCCTACCGTGATGCGTGGGATATAGAACGAGCCCATAGCGAGGGCATGCAGAAAGTCACATGGGTGGCCCGCTGCGTTGACGCCATCGCTGGAAACCAAGCACGCCTTCCGGTTATTCTTCGAAAAGACAATTCACCAGATGGTGAAATTGTCACTAGTAAAAGGATCAAGAAGGATTCCATATTAGATCTACTGAATACTAAATCTAATATCGGAGAAAACTCTTTCATCTTCCGATACAGACTTTCAGCCCAACTCCTCATGGGAACACGCGGCGCATTCGTTGAGAAGATCCGAGGGCGTGACGGTCGCATAATCGGTCTCAACCTTCTCCCGCCTCAGACCACCGCCCCCATTCCTCACCCCAAACGGTTTGTCTCCGGGTATGAGGTCGCCATGCCGGATGGCAGGAAGATCATCATGCCGCCCGAAAGCGTCGTGTGGATCCGCAAGCCACACCCACTCGACCCGTACCTCTCCATGACTCCGATGGAAGCCGCCGGCGTGGCTATCGAAATCGAAAACCTCGCCAAGTTGTACAACCGAAACTATCTTCTCAACGACGGTCGTCCCGGAGGGCTGCTGGTGGTCAAGGGGGAAATTGACGATGATGACAAGAACGAACTGAGAAACAGGTTCCGCGGCAACTTGGGTCGAGTCGGCTCAACGACCGTGATTGCTGCCGACGATGGTGTCGATTATGTCGACACCTCTGCAAGCCCCCGCGATGCCGCTTACATTCAGATGCGTCAAATCACCAAGGAAGAAATCTTGGCCTCGTTCGGCGTGCCCGAGTCGGTGATCGGCAATGCTTCCGGGAGAACCTTCGCTAACGCCTCCGAGGAAATCCGGGTCTTCTGGAGCGAAACCATGGCACCCCACCTCCAGCACATCGCTCGCGCTTTAGACGAGTTGGACGACAAACATTATGTCGACTTTAACCTAGACGAAGTTCCGACCCTGACGATGTATCGGCAGGAGCGATCACGTTATGTGTTGCAGGAATTCCAGACCGGTTTGATCAGTGCCAATGAGTACCGGGAGGCGACTGGACGCAAGATTGTTCACTCCGAACTCGGAGACTCTCTGCTGCAAAACCCGAACCTCACTCCCATAGCAAATACCCACAAGGAAACGGAACCAGAACCCAACGTGATGATGGGTGCAGGTGGTCCGGGTGGAATGCCAGGAGCGCCCCCAGGAGCGCCCCCAGGGGCTCCCATGGAAGGGATGCCCCCCACGGAGGGTCCACTTGATCCGAACACCATGCAGGGCGCTATGGCGGCTCAGGCGGCAGGGGCACCACAGCAGTTGTCCGAAGAGCCCGGCGCCATGGAGTTCAAGGACTTGCTTCCAACTTTCGTGGATTCTGCGGATTCGAATCTAGACAGATGGTCGGGGATTCTAGACCGGAGCATTGAGCGTCTGTTCGAACGCCAGCAGAGGGTGATTTTAGAGAAGGCCGGTGGAGCCAAAGCCAGAAAGGCACTTTCTAAGGGGACTCTCGTAGTTGACTTACTCATGCCTCTAGACATTTGGGATAAACAAATGGATGAGGATATTCGTCCAGTTCTGAACGCAATTGTTAAGGATGCGACAGAGTCTTGTTCAGAAAAGTCAGCAGAGTATTCCCCACCCCTGGCAGAAGATGTTGTTACTCATGTCAATTCCCAGATGGATAGAATCAAGACAGTCAATATTGACACCAGAGAAGCGATATCTAAAGAAATTGCCTACTCTTTACGCATAGAAGAAGATGACCATCGGTTGGTGGCATTCAAGTCTGCTCTTGTGAGTCATTTCACCCACCTGCTGGCAAAGGTGCGTCCACAGACTGCTACCGATGAAACGCGTAGGGCTTGGAATCTAGCGGGTTAACAGCCCTTTACAGAAACTAAGACATTTTTCACATTATTTTACACTAGCCCATCATTGACGTGCTCTATCATGACTATAGAGCAACAGGGAGTTATCTATGCCTGTAGGGATGGAAACAGATATCCAGATCAAAGCCAGTAACGGCCAAGTTAGCGTCGACGAGGCCGAGGGCATCGTTGAGTGCTTCGTGGCCGCCATTGGCAACAAGGACTCCGTTGGCGACATTATTCAGCCGGGAGCCTTCACTGGAAGTCTCCAGCGGCGAAAGCCACGCGTCGTCTGGGGTCATAACTGGAACGACCCTATCGGAAAAGTTCTAGACATCCAGGAAGTTGGACCTAGCGACCCACGCCTCCCGGAGAAAATGAAAGCGGGGGGCGTTGGAGGCCTCTATGCGCGGGTCCAGTTCAACTTGGCGTCCGAAAAAGGTCGAGAAGCCTTCGCCAATATTGCCTTCTATGGAGAGGAACAGGAATGGTCAATCGGCTACAAGACAATCAATGCCACGTTTGACCCGGTTCGACAGGCAAACATTCTGCACGAAGTGGAACTGTACGAATGTTCCCCCGTGCTACACGGTGCAAATCAACTGACAGGAACTATCTCCGTTAAGGGTGCAGAAGCGGCTGTTCTGGAGCGCACGAACACGCAAGACAACGATCTCGAATTTGCCTTTGATGACCTTTACGGGAAAGACGGGATGCTCGCAATGATGCCCGTCGAGACTCCACGATCCGAGAACTTGTCCGATCAACACGATCGCAAGTTGGAACTGGAGTTGCAATCCCGCTCGCCACAGCCGATCAAACTGATCAGCGCAGCCGACTGTACGGCCATCTTCCAGGTCCAACGTTCTGACAACGGGACGGCCATGTACCGGATCCACTTCCACTACCACCCGGAACGGGGATTCATGTTGGGCCAGCCTGAGCGGGTTGCTCCACAGATGGTGTACGTCCCCTTCAAACCGCCCGGAGTCCAAGCGAAACCGCAGGTGAATCCTGCTAATCGTTATGAGCAGAGTCCAGCGGACGCGGTCATGCCCAGGATCATGCGCATTGTCCAGAAACTGGACACTGATAACAGCGAGAAGGGCGATCAACTGATTATTTCGTGCAAACTTGAAGATGCTTTTGCTACCAAGTCACTGCTCGATCCCATTATTGAGTACCACGGTGCAATCGCCGAGGTGACCGAAGAAGGAATCATCATCAAATCGGGGGCGACGCCCGATTTCATCAAAGCCGTTGAGACGGCTACAAAGGCCTTAGGCCAGAGGCTTGGTCGTGGTCTTCTCCGAGGCGGTGGTGGAGGGTTGGGAAAAGTTCGTAGGGCCGGAGCGGCCCTTCGAGGCTTCGATCCAGACTCCAGAGACGCCGATCTTGACTTCATTGTTCAAGAGGGCACACCATGGGAACGACCAGCCCTACCACGCAAACCCGGGCCGTCCCGTGGTTTTAGTTCCAGCAGGAATTTCGTCCCTCGACGACTCTTGCAGGGACGTAACTGGGACGAGGAGGAGGCTGTCCCCGACGCTCCGACTCCAGATGTCGTACCGGAAGGTGTCGGAGCAGACGAGCGCCCCCCGTCCAAAGCACGCATGGGGGAATTCGCGCGCGATGAATATGAGGCATTCCTCGCCGAACAGGCCCAAAAAATCATCAAGGCCTACGGGATTGAGGACGTAAGCGATCCGCTCTACCCCCATCCCGCCCTGACCGAGTTCTACAACTTTGACACCACCGAACTGGTACCCATCGATTTCTTCGATGACATGCCGGGCAACATCGGATCCTCGGCCAGCAACGGTTGGGATGAAGATGCCGCTGTCCGTGCCGGAGAAATGCGTGATTTCGAATTGGAAGCCCCCATCATCATGGGGAAGTTGGATGAATTAACAGAAAATATCCGCGCCAACGGCATCAAACATCCATTGGTAGTTCAATACGATCCCGAAACTGGCGACCTGGCTCTCGACGAAGGGAATCACAGGTTGGCTGCCGCACAACGACTGGGTCTGAAAGTCGTGCCGGTGAGGATGATCAGACAGTCCTCGGACAAGCGGAGAGGCATTCGCGGTCCCAGGAAGAACATCCCCACCCAAACAAACAGCAGGGGGGATTTAGTTGCCACTAGTGGAGAACTCCTCGCAGGCGGTTTTAGGCCTTCAAATATCGGCATCGACACACACAAGGTGACTCCCGAAATGGGGAGGCTGCAGATGTTGGTGGCTGCTCGTGGTGGGAGCAGCCAACAAGCAGCAAGGAGAAAGCGGCGCTTCGTCGAACGCATGGGTCCCGGTGGGGGTTTGGAATCCACCAGAAACAGGTTTGATCTCCGGGCCGCCGACGTGGCTCCAGACAGAGAAGGGGGCCTGCGATCACAGCGAGGGGCTCTCCGCACTCCTCGACTCGCTCGCGACGAGAGGGTTGTTTGGAATAGAGCAACGGAAACTGGTCTCGCCAGTCGTCGGGCCGCCGACCTGCGTGGTCAGGGCTTCAATGAAAGAGAAGTCGTCGCCCTCATGAACCCTCCCCCGATGAAACCAGCAGGACTGGCTTCAAGGAGAAACTTCCATGGTCAGGACTCACATCGGAATCTGCGAGACCTTGTAGATGCCCGTGAGGCAATGCTCGACTTCTTAATAGAAAATCCGCATTTCGATGCGACCCTAGGTCTCGACTATGACCTCGATACCCGCAAATATCCCTCTCTGGAAGAATTCCCCGGTGGCGAAGAAGCGTGGAATTCGCTCATGGATGACTGGGACACGTTCAGGACCGAATACGACAACATCCTTAGCGGATTCAGGGAGGAGAACCAGTACCTCGAAGAAGCGATTGAAAAGCGCAACGAGATAGCCAACGGCCTCAACGAACTTCACGAAGACCTTAAGGGTCATATCGACACCATCACTGACAAGTTGGCACCCAGCCAGTTGCCGGATGGTACATACGTCATAGATGACACGATCAAAGAGTTCTTAGAAAACGACGACTATGACGGCCTCCGGGCGTTGTTCACTCCTGAATATATTATGGGACAGCACGGAGGCTTCGGGACCAGGGCGGCCTCCTTCGATAATCTAGAAACTGACGACTTCGATGGTAAGCCCCACTGGGAGTCGTCTCTCGAATACGAGTGGAATGCAGCGAAGGACCTCAGAAAGGACATTGAGGAAAAGGAACAAGAGCACTACAGTGCTGAAACTCTTGTCAGCCAGCATTCACGGAATGGGCAAGACGAAGTCCTGAAGGCTGCCGAGAAGGTCGATAACTACGACCGCAACATGCGGATCGAAACGCGGCCCGATGAATCAATGGTTGCGCAAACCGCGGACCTGGAACCATCAAGACGGCTGGACGCAACGACCGGGAGTCTGGAAAGGTTCACGCCGACCGGTCAGGGCTTGCGATCACAGCGGGGTGGTGGTCTGGGAGAAGACTTTGAACTGGACGCATCTTTTAGCAGCGCCATCAGCCACGCGCACTACAACGCTGGCGACGAAGAACTCGCCGTCACTTTCAAGGGGGGACGCACCTACATCTACGGAGGCATCGCTTCCGACATTGCCGCTGTTGTGGATGCCGAGAGCAGCCTGGGTGCTGCCATCAATGACCGCATCAAGGGCACGGAGGCATACCTCATCAAGCCTGACGGCACAGTTGTTGACAGGATGGGCTTCCCCACCGAAGTGCCAACCCTGGGTGAGAAACTAAAGAGACATGCCAACAGGTTGAGGGATAACAGGGGGCTAGACAAGGCAGAATCCGAGACCTTCAAGAAGGCCCAAAAGATTCTCGATGGAACGGGCGCTTCCCCGGCCAGGCCTGTGGACCGATCGCGACTCGTTGATGAACTCAACCAACTGGCCGACAAGTTGTGGAGCGATGAAGAACCACATGCTGCAGGGCTCCTACGCGATTCCGCCGCAGCAATCAGGTCCGATCCCAGGCGGCGTGTCAACGCTCACCACAGTGGCCGAATGGAAGTTTCTCTTTCTGAAGAGGAACTCGGTGAAATCAGTGATGGCCTGAAGTCCACGCGAGCCAAATACGACGGACACCCCAACATCGAACGTGGTTTGTCTGCATACGATGAAAAACTTCGGGATGCTAAGGGCGGCAAAGTCAGTTTGGATTCTGCTGAATACAATCAGATTCTCGAATCATATGCCCGTCTTGATGCAATAGATCCAGATGGCTACTTCAAGCCCGGTCGAGATGTTCTCGAAATGGCAGCCTTCTCCCAAAAGGGCAAGTGGGTTTCTCCCAACGTTGCCAACGACTCACAGTTCCCCGACCGACCACACGGCTTTGCCTCGCGGCGTCCCAACAACGGTGCACCTGCAGACATCACACCACGCCTTCAAGGTGATTTGGTCCATTGGGCGCGCCAGCAGGGCGGCTTCCATGTGGTTCAAGACCTAGTACGACGTTATGACCGTGGCGGGGAACAATTGTCGCCACGGGATTGGATTCGACTTCACGACTACTACGCGAACCATAGCCCAGCCGGCAGGGGAATGCCGCAGTATGGAGAACGTCGAGGTTCCCGATCATCTAGAAAAAAGCCGGAAAAGCCAGCGATGGCTCGGGGGGGCATGAAGGAACGCGACACTCCAGTGGGTCTGGGTCCTGGGCACTCACGATTCTTGGGACGGAAATGGGAGGACGTTAGGCCAGAGAACTGGGACGAATTGAATCTCGAAGAGCAGAGGGATGAGTTGATGGTCAACTTCAATCCCCGTTCCGACCAGCCGCAACTCTTCGACTGGCCGCCCGCTGGAGAACGTCTGAGGACCGTTGACTACGACCGGATCCTCAACGACGTGCTTGAACAGATCCAGACTCAGGAGGAACGCGTAAACCCGAATCTGGCTGTTGCTCGACGGCGCAGGGAACGGCGGCAGCGAATAGCCGATGCTGCTAAACCCAAGCCGCCGGTGCAGCGCCGTCAGACGCGAACTCAGGAAGATGCGTATCCCGTTGCCAAACAACGAGGAGGAGGTTTCCAGCAAGGGCTGGCTGCTGTCGACCCTGGTCCCGGGACCCGACGGCGACAACTGCTAGATCCCGAAGGCGGACGAGACCTCGGAGATGAGGTCGGCAAGCCGATCCCCTCTCCAGACGAACAGGCGGCCCTGGATCGTCGTCTCAGAATAATGGACTCCCTTGATATCAACATCGGCACCAAGCGCAACGCGCTCGCGACTGCAGCAATGGATGACAGGGCAAACGAATCTCATGTCGAATTTTGGGATTCCCTACAGGACACTCTTGACGCAGATGACGATCTTACGTTTGACATGATCGAACGGATGGGAATACAGATCGACGACTATCTCGAAAATCAGACCGGTCGCACATTGACCAACGACGAGGACCGAAGCATGACTTTTGCCAGTCGGCTGCGAGAGCAGGTTCAAACGATGCGCGAAGAGTATGAGGAGGACAAGTTCATCACACGCGGTGATCCCTTCGTTGAAGACGTGGACGACACGGCCAGGAGGTGGGTTGGTACGGAGGCGGCACCCGAGGGGGACGACGCTCCAGACGATCCACAGGGAACTGCTCAGGTATCGAGAGAAACCGAGCCGGCAGGGAGAATCGAACGGGAACCGGCTGGCACCGAGGAGTCCAGAGGACAAGACATGGCAGCGTCGCGGGCCGCAGCCGTTGCCGTGCGAGAAGACCGCGATCGCAAACGGAGAGAACGCGCTCTACGGAAAACCCCCGTACCGGAAGAGCCACCGGAAGACACAGACGAGATCGAAGACCTTGGGGGCGCCTTCCGCTCCCGACGGGGAGATCGGGAAACCCGACAGGTTGCAAGAGACTCCAAGCAAAGAGCACGGGACTTGGCAAAGGGCAAGAAGCGGAGGTCGAAGCGAGAAGAAAAGCGCCGTCAGCAAAAAGCGAAGGACGATCAGAAATTTGAAGAGCGTGTCGCTACCCGCCGGGCTCTATCTAAAGAAGAGCGACTCAAACTGAGGGAGGATGAAGACGACGTAATGGGACAGATGAACCCGGTTCGGACGCCGTGGGGCTTCTCTTCTCAACGCGATGAGGGACGATTTGCGGATGATGTCGAAGGGTTCGTGCGGCGAGGAGTACCGGGTCCGGATAGCCCTGACGAGGACGTTATTGCTTGGATGCGTCAAACTCTAACGGCGTCTGAGGTTCGATCACTGGGAATGCCAGATCCATTGATTCGTTCATTCGATCGGGCCATGAACAAAGT